GTCAAAACTATTCAACATTTACTTTTCGTAGAGCTCGTAATTTCTTTGATATTGTTACGTATACCGGTAATGGGACCTCTCAATCGATTAACCACAGTCTAGAGTGCGATCCAGGTTTTATTATTGTTAGAAGGACCGATGCCTCTGGCGACTGGGTTTGTTGGCATAAAGACATGATGGCAGGATTACCGACAGGTTATATACTTTTAAGTGTAACGGGGCTTACTTCAGGTAGCCCGAACTATACAGGATTCCCCTGGAACGGAACATCGCCAACTTCTACCAGCTTCAGTGTTGGTACTAGCGGGGCTGGGGCTCTTCCTTCTGGTTTATATACAAATATCTCAGGAGCAACATATGTTGCCTACATCTTTGCAGATGGAAGCGCAAATGGTTTTGGAGAAGACGGTTCTGAAAGTATTATTAAGTGCGGATCATATACCAGTCCAACTGATACAGGAATTCCTAACTATATTAATGTAGATTTAGGCTGGGAGCCAGAATTATTACTATATAAAAAGGCATATGGAGGAACTACCACTGGTGGTGATTGGAATCTTCTTTCATTAGCAAACAAGTTTAATTCTCCTATAACAAATACTCAAGCAATAGAACTGAACGGACTTCAAACTGCTAGTAAACAAATTTCCCATCTTTCATCCGGATTCCATGGTACCGGCATTGTCACACAAAGTACTGCTGGAGCTGGAGCAAGCGGCACTACTTGGATTTATATGGCAGTTCGTAAATCAATGCGCCCTCCAACTGATCCAGCAAAAGTATTTACAACATTTTTAATAAATGATGACGCTTCCAATGATCTTATCGTTAACTACGGTAACAGGGCTGATTTAATAGCAGTAACCCAAAGAACTGGAACAGGCACATTTTTTTATCCACGTTTCCTTGGAGCTGCAAATAATACTCCCCTCAAGCCATTACAAACTGGTTATACCAGCGGCAGCGTGATAACTGTTTCTAGTGTTAGTTCATATAGTTTTTCAACTGGCGTTAGAACACTAGGCGACGCTAACAATCGCTTTATTGATTTTTATGATTACGTTCATTACGTATTTACTTGTGCAGCAGGATTCTTTGATCAAGGAGTGTTTCCTAAGGCTCCTTCAGGAATTCGTCAAATTAAACATAACTTACAGGCAACGCCAGAGCTTTTAATTGTTTCATCATATGGAGAATCAAGTCAAAGTACATATAAAATTTACACTCCATTTAATGGTACCGATGAATATTTAGATTTTTCTTCAGCCAGTGGACTTACATATCTTTCTGGAATATGGAATGGCACTACACCAACTAAAAACAATTTCAGTATAAACACAGCCGGGGTTGCATCGGGAAATACTGCTTGGTCTACTGATATTTGCTTTTTCCTAGCTTTTGCATCTTTGCAAAACATCTCTAAGATTAGTACATATACAGGTACGGCATTAACCCAAAATATTGATTGTGGATTTACTAATGGGGCTAGATTTATTCTTATTAAACGAATAGAGGCCTCAACTTCGGGTGACTGGTATGTCTGGGATGCAGGTAGAGGGATTGTTGGTGGAAACGATCCCTACACTCGATGGAATATAAATGGAGCAGAAGTTTCTACAAGTGATTTTATTGACCCTTATTCACCGGGTTTTACGGTGACCGATACAGCAAGTGGCACTGTAAACATTAGTGGTGCAGTGTACCTTTACTTTGCAGTTGCGTAATCATGTTATTTGTAGATAAAAAAACAGGATCCGTTTTAAGTGATGTAGAAATACGTCTGCTTCATTCGAACGTAAGTTTTCCGGTTAATTTTACCCCAGATATTATTGAAAGTTTTGGATATGAGCCAGTTTTTGATGGGCCAAAGCCAAGAACTTCTGCTCCATATGAAACAGTTGAAAAGGATAATGTTGTAAAAATAAATGGTAAATGGTATACAAATTACGTGATTGGTCCTGTGTTTGAGGAGTACACAGATTCAGAAGGTGTTTTACATACAGTAGAACAACAAAAGCAAAAGCATAAATTAAGTGTTGACAACAGGCAATCTTCTTCTATAAGAAGTATTAGAAACGATTTATTGCGCGAATCTGATTGGACTCAGCTAGAAGATTCCCCCCTGGAAGAATCAAAAAAGAATTCCTGGATATCATATAGAAAGTATCTAAGGGATATTTCAAGTCAACCTGGCTTCCCATGGGAAGTTGAGTGGCCAGAAAAACCGACTTAGATCAAAAATTTAAACTATTATTTTGCTAAGCTAAGGTTTCAGATTTAAGGCCATGGATAGAATTACTGTTTTAAAGGATGCAGTAAAAGCACGCAACGATGAGATCCTCGGTTATCAGATCAATATTGATAACTATGAACGTGCTATTGCTAAAATCAATAAAGAACACACTGACAAACCAGAGATCTTGAAGTTTCGGGATCAGTTGATTGATATGCTTGAGTCTCATAAAACTGAGCAGCTCAAGACAGCAATCATCCGTGATGTCATCGTTGATCAGCTCAAAGAACTAGAGGAAGACTGATGTTTTACGCCTTAACTAATGCAGATGGCACCTTAAAGCGTTACCCTTACACGCTTACGGATCTGCGCCGTGATAATCCGAACACCAGTTTTCCGCCAAACATCAGCGATGAAGTCGCGCAATCCTTCGGTGTTTATCCAGTAGAAGCAACAGAACAGCCTCCTTACGACCACACAGTAAACCTGGATCGCACTGCGATTAAGCAAGGTGAGCAATGGGTAGAAGAGTGGATCAGTACTCCTGCAACACCGGAAGAAATTGCAGAGCGTACTGATAGTAAGGCGGCTGAGGTGCGTTCGATTCGCAATCAAAAGCTTGCCGATTCTGATTGGACCCAGCTCGCTGATAGTCCTTTGGATCCAGATGGTAAAGGTGCCTGGGCTTTATACCGTGAAACTTTACGCATGATCCCCCAACAGGCAGGGTTCCCGTGGAACGTACAGTGGCCACCTGAGCCCACAACAAACTGATAATAAGTGTGCATCCTGAATTAAACTAATTATTAGGAAAGCACAAAGAAGATGCCGTACGGTACCGTAAAACTAGATACAATTATTTATACATCTGGCGGTCTGGATGCTAGTACCGCCATGAGTGGGCTGGTTGGCGGTAATTTTTCAAGTGTTTCGTCTAGTGGTACCATAAGCGGCGCAAGTGGTGTATTTACTGTAGTCAGTGGTACCAGTGGTGTATTTACTGTAGTCAGTGGTACCAGTGGAGTATTTACTGTAGTCAGTGGTACCAGTGGAGTATTTACTGGAACCGTAAGCGGAAGCAGTGGTGTTTTTGCTGCTTCTACGCTGACTGATCCTGCAATTGTTGGTACCGTACGGGAGGATATTTACACTATTGCCGATGGTGCTGCATTTGAAATTGATCCAGGTAATGGCAGTATTCAGCTGATTACCCTTGGTGCAAGTCGTACACCCAAGGCAACTAATTTTGTCGACGGCGAAGCCATTACATTTATGGTCGATGATGGCACTGCATATACATTGACCTGGACTGATGCAACCTTTGGTGCTTCCGGTGTTGCTTGGAAAACAGACGGTGGTGTTGCTCCGACCTTAAACGTTAGTGGCTATACAGCAATAGTTCTTTGGAAAGTTAGTGGTCAAGTATACGGTGCACGTGTTGGAGATGCGTGATGCTTGCAAAGAAATTATTGGGGAGCAAATCTGTCGTACCACCGTACAGTGGTGATATTGCAGTAGCACATGACACAAGTCCATTTGTAAGTGTTTATCCATGGTCATCAGGATTTGGCACTAAATATGCAAATCCAGCTACTTTGCCAGCAGGCAATGGTGGTGGAGTTACGTTTAGTCCTGATGGTGCAACAATTGCAGTAGCACATGCCTTAAGTCTATTTGTAAGTGTTTATCCATGGTCATCAGGATTTGGCACTAAATACGCTGATCCAGCAACACTTCCTACTGGTACTGGATTTGGAGTTACATTTAGTCCTGATGGTGCAACAATTGCAGTAGCACATGCCTTAAGTCCATTTGTAAGTGTTTATCCATGGTCATCAGGATTTGGCGCTAAATACGCTAATCCAGCCACCTTGCCAACAGGCACTGGACGTGGTGTGACTTTTAGTCCTGATGGTGCAACAATTGCAGTAGCACACAACACAAGTCCATACATTAGTGTTTATCCATGGTCAGCAGGATTTGGCACTAAATACGCTGATCCAGCAACACTTCCTACTGGTATTGGATTTGGAGTTACATTTAGTCCTGATGGTGCAACAATTGCAGTAGCACACAACACAAGTCCATACATTAGTGTTTATCCATGGTCAGCAGGATTTGGCACTAAATACGCTGATCCAGCTACACTACCTACTAGTACTGGCAATGGTGTTGCATTCAGTCCTGATGGTGCAACAATTGCAGTAGCACATGCAACAAGTCCATTTGTAAGTGTTTATCCATGGTCAGCAGGATTTGGCACTAAATACGCTGATCCAGCTACACTACCTACTGGTGCTGGCAATGGTGTTGCATTCAGTCCTGATGGCGCAAATATAGCGGTTTCTCATATTACAAGTCCATCCATCAGTGTCTACCCATGGTCATCAGGGTTTGGTAGTAAATACGCAAATCCAGCTACTTTACCTGCAGGTAATGGACGTTTTGTTGCATTTAGTCCTGCATAAATAAACTCAATCAACTAAAATTAAGCTATATAACTCAGTGATATGACAATAAAACTTACGGATGCGGCCAAGTTTTATGAGGAATTGCCTCATCAGAAAGAAGCTTGGGAATGGCTGCAGAAATCAACATCGACTGAAACCCTGGCTGAATTTGCCAAGCGCTATCGAAAGGAAATAAAGCAAGAAATTGAAAACAGCTGGGACGGTGTATACGCCGCTGCCAAGAAAGCCGGCGCAAAATTCCCTGAATGTGTCGCGGCTCAGTGGGCACTAGAGTCAGGATGGGGCAAGCATTTCTCTGGTACCTTCAATGCCTTTGGTCTCAAGGGATCTGGTAGTGCTGTCAGCACCCAGGAGTTCATCAACGGTAAATGGATCACAATCACAGATAGCTTTATTGATTTTCCAGATCTTGAGACTTGTGTTTTCTATCTAGTTGATCGCTGGTACAAAGACTTCGGTCGTTTTAAAGGTGTCAACCGAGCCAAGACACGTAATGAGTGCGCCCAACTTTTAGTTGTTGAAAAATACGCCACGGATCCCGATTACAGTACCAAGCTAATCCAGATCATGGATCGTCAGCTTGGAACGCCAGGAAACATTGAACAATCAAAAGAACCAGATAAGAAAAGTGGTTTTAATCCCTGGAGCCCCTTCACATTTAAAGTGACGCCAAATATTACTTATGGTGAGTTGACTCTTAACCAGGAAGCACGCCGCTTTACCAAGCAATATCAATGTGATACAGCGTTAGAGATCTGTCAGTTCCTTGAAAAAGTACGCAGTGCATTTGGCAACAAGCCTTTGATTATTACGAGTGCCGCTCGACCTGAACCCATCAACACACAAGTTGGCGGCGCCAAGAACAGCGAGCACACCTACAACGCACCATCGAAAGGGGCTGTTGATTTCTACATCAAAGGCGCCAACATCTATGTCGTACAAGATTGGTGCAATAAAAACTGGCCATACTCTTTAGGGTATGGTGCACTAAAAGGATTTGTCCACATTGGAATCAGAGAAAGTCGTCAACGAATTCGCTGGGACTACTGAAATGAAAAAATACAAGGAGCCCTACATCAGGGTAAACCTGTGCTGGGAAGTAGGAGACGAAAAAAAATGCGTAACCCTGTCAAAAGAACAGGCCTACGCAACGAGAGAATGGGTTGAAGAGAATGATGGAACCGTGTTCTGGTTCCAAGCTTTACCTGACTGATCAGCGCTGCTTGGCACGTCCGATCACAAGAGCAGCAATCTCAATCAACTTATAGAGTTTACCGACGAGCTTGTCATCGGAAGGGGTTGGGGTCAGTGCGCAGATGGCAGAAGCAGCGGCATGAATAGCCAGTGCAACTTCGAGGTAACGGTTAAGGTCTTGCATAATTGATCTCCTGATCTTTTTGTATTCTAATGGTTTGTTTTAACTATTTTATTTAATCTTCATAAACACGGCAGCTTCTTTCCCAAGGATTTTTATCACAGTAGCTTTTGAACTTTTGGGAGGTTGGCAGAGGTTTGCCAAGGTGAAAACGTTTAGACAATTTACAAACTAACCAGTTGTAGATATTCATTACGGCACAGTTGTCAATGGTACAAAAATAGCTGGGAACCGATCATCTGGTGCGTGGTCACGTTCCCATGCAGTGGTCCACTCACTTAAAGAATGTTGGTGAGTGTCTTGTCCATCATAGATATCAGATTTATCATTCAATATAAAGTCACCATTCTCTAATAAAAGTAGGTCGTAGTTTTCAAGGGCAATATCAAAGTCAGCAGTGGGAAACTCAATAACAACGCCAACCTGGTAATCAATTGGTTCATTACGTGTTGCAAAAACACATAAAAGATACGTACCCCGCTCCAGGGGGAAATACCTCTCATCTCCTTTATCCAAACGATTCGGGTTGTAAGTGTTGTATAGGTCTGATTCTTCTCCCATCACGTTGCCGAGATAGGGATTACGCTTTTTACCGTCAACCGTAATCTCGATACTGTCAGCCTGGAAGATTGACCTACCATCAATTGGAGTAATATTCAAGTCATAGACGGAGAAGTCAATAAACTTCGAACGGGTACCTGCCTTGGTAACAATGATCCAAGCTGGGGAAGTAATCGTGAAGCTAAACCAGTGGTTATAGGTACCGCCGCCGTAACCGCCGTTTGAATTTTGGTTTGTATCCCGACGCCCAATCACCTGGTATGTGGGGCCAAGCTTTCCTTTTAAATTACGCAAGGACAATTGGCTAAATTGCCCCATATTTAGTGGATTGTTTTGACTTCTTTGACGTTGAGAAGGGTTATCAGATGCCATCTATAACTTTTAAACCAGTAGATCCATTCTACTCTTCTGGTATTTCTATGTTTTCTGGGAAGGTAATTGACTGTTTGAATGCCTTGTTAAACGCAAGGGGGTTGTCCTTGTTCCTGCCGTAGGACATCAGCTTCTCCGCCTTGAACTCAACTTCAAAAGGATTGACGGTCTCTGGGTAAAACAATTTATTCCAGCTGGAAATCAAGTGCAGTGGGTTGCCACATCTTGGATTACCACACAAGTGTGTGACGACCATGCTTCCGATGTCCCCCCAGGCACAGTTGTAAATAGCTTTATGAAAGCTTAAGTTTTCAGCCTTCTGATGGCTGTATGCAGATCGGTAAGACGGCATACAAATTCTCTTGGGTGTATATGGGCCAGGCGATTGGATAGGCCAGCACTCATCCATTGCCCCCTTGGTGACCTTCGCCCATAACTTTTGGTACCTGGCCTTGTATTCAATATTTAAATAGTTGATGTCAAATCCACAGAGGTTGGATTGGATCTTGTGAACACAGTGATAGCACCAGTGCCTTTCCTTATCCCGTATGTGGTGGTTATGCGGACAGACAAAACCCCTGTAGTAGCCACGGTCATCAAGCTCTTCGTCGGACAGCTCATCAATGCCAACAACAAACCGGAAGTCTGTTGCCTTGGCAAGCTTGCGTTCTGAACGGTGGATGTTTGCCATCTCAGAAGACCACTGCCTCACTTGGCACCAGTCGCTCCCTTTGAGGCATGCGAACTTTTGAATGACGCTTCTTGTTGAATTTTTGAGTTGCGTTTAATGGTTTTCTGTTGTCCTTATCAAAATTATCGTAGGCATGCATGATGTCCATTTCAATCGGATCCTCTCCTGTCCTCAGGAAATAAACGAGTCGGTGCGCCAGGTAGACGGTGTTGTCGATGCAGACCATATAGAAACCCGTCACCTTGTTCATGCGTCCAGCCTGAGTCCCAGCTTTATTACAAGCCTTGTCGACCACCCACTCCAATCCACTGGGATAACGATCCGACAGTTTGATCAGTTCTTGAACGCGCCACATAGGAGGCATGGCCTTTCTGTTGCGTGACATCACAGTTGCGTTGGGTGTTCCGAGATTTTAGCGGTATTGCCCCAGGGAGTCCAGTGCAGCAAAAAACTAGGAATCAAATAGGATTAATCTATATATAGATTAAATGACGCCGCTTGACCAAAGTGTACGTACTTTATTTCTTTTTACCTTACTCGGCAACCTTTAAAACTTACAGTACTTTCCTAAACTGTCATTTGCCTATAGGGGGGATATAGCGGACTCTGATTCTTAGTTCTTATGCACCGCATTCAAGTCCAACCTTGAGACTAACCCCACAAAAAAAGGGACCCCGTCCAGGCCCCTCCTCGTCTCCAGGCAGACTTTACCCCTACTTGCGACCGTAGTCGTCACTTAGTCGCGTAATGTCTTCCTCGTACAGCTGGGAGCCCCTCTGGACCTCAATCAACGTGAGTTCCTTGTCCTCAGCCTCCAGCCTGTGAACCTCCCCTGGTGGGATGAAGGCTGTGGTACCGGGGTAGGCGGGGACGGTCTGATCGCCAACCGTGATCGTGCCGACACCACCCACCACAACCCAGTGCTCCTCTCGGTGCTCATGCTTCTGAAGACTGAGTCTCGAATGAGGCTTAACTGAGATCACCTTCACCTTGTACTTGGGGCCTGAACAAATTGTTTCAAAAGATCCCCAAGGCCTTTCTTCTGAGTAGGTCATGCGTTAGTAGCAGCGAGTTCCTTGTCTTCCGCCTTATCCTTAGCCTTTGCCTTCTTCCGCTTACTCACACGGA